TGGCCATATTTAAAGCTTCTAATTCAAATTCAATCCAATCAACTTGGTTTGTTGCAATAGTTTCTGGTTTATATTCTCTAATAATCCCACCATGCGTTGCTGGATGATATAATGATAATAATTTTTGTAATACTACTTGTTCTTTAGGAACTCTTAATTCACCATTCTTAAATACAATTCTTCCTAGAATTGCTTGACCTTGTTGTTCATCAACAAAAACTGATCTTTGGTTGGTTGCATATCTTAATTCTCTTTGGTAGCCTTTTTCAGGATCAAACCATAATAAAGACTTTGTATTACTATGTCTTGTTGGTAATGTGAAAATCAAAGGTTTTTTACCTGTTGCTAATTCATATAACCTGTCTTTTATAACCCACTCATCTTTTTTAGGAGCAGCTTTTACTGGCTCTTCTGTTTTGTAAGTTGGTGTTGGTACTTCATATTGTACGTTTTCTTCTGCGGCTTCTGCCGCGGCTTTTGTTTGTTTTGCCATGATATAATATAATTAAAAAAATTTGAAGGGTAAAAAAAGGTAATAATTACCCCCGAAATTACATCGAGGGTAAATATTACTCTTGTAAATTAATACTAGGTTGCTTTAAACAATACGAAGTTGTTCGCAGCTTGAGTACACATAGTTCTTTCAGATAAGAAATGAACATTCATTTTATCAGAATCACTTGTGTAGTTTCCTCCAACTGAACCAGTAACCCAAGATTTCAAACGTCTGTCATCAGCTTCAGAAGCACGGTAACGGATATGTAAGAAAGGTCTTGAAATATTTTGTCCTAATTGTTGGTCATAAACTGTAGAAGTTCCAGCAGGAACTAACACTCCTTTAATATCATCGATAAGTCCACGAGTTGTAGAATCATTCAAATATTTCCAGTCAGTTTTGTAGAAATCATAAGCACCTCTACGGAATCCAGAGAATCCTAAGTTTAATGCCATATCTTCAGAGTTGTCAAATACACCGTAAGATGTACCACCAGCTCCGTAAGAATTTTGAGCAGCTAACATATTGTCAATAGAAAGAGAAGTTCCTCTATCTAAGAATAACATATTTTCTTCAATTGCTCCCTGTTTGTCTAATTCAGCAAGAATAGTATCAAACTCTTCAAGACCTACACCACCTGCAGCTCCAAAGTCAGCGTCATTGTAAACAAGACCTCTTTCTTCTAATGCAGAGAATAATCCTTGAGTTCCTTCGATAGTTCCACCGCCAGGGTTTTGAGAAGCGTTAGCAGCAAACGGAGTTGCAGCTTTTTCAGCCTCAACCATAGCCATTTCTAAGTAATCTTCGAAACGAATACGAGCTTCGTGCTCTGATTTTAAATACCATAAGTAACCTCCAGTTCCAATCTCAGTAGTAACTTCTACCCATCCGATTTGAGCAACGTCAGAACCGTTAACAGTATATTTGTCTCTTAAGATGATTGGCTGATTAACAAATCTTGTAAAAGAAGCGTCAATTGAGTTTCCAGCGGCTTCAGATCCTTTTAAATACTCAGAACCATAAACAAAACAGCTAAGTGGTGCGGCGCTGTCAGCACCTTGTAATGCAGCAGCTAAATTAGTATTAGTGTTATCATATACAGAGATAGCGTAAGTAGTATAACCACCAGCTACTGTTCCATTGTCTTTAACGTAAGCTTTGTTAGTTACATTTCCTAATGCAATAACAAGAGTCATACCAGCTCCTAAAATTGGCGCTTTACCATCTGCTCCTGGATTTGGAATTGAGATAGTTTGTCCACCAGCTCCAGCAGGAGAGTTAGACTCAACTGTATCATAAGCGATGTGTAATCTTCCTTGTTCTGACCAAATAACTTGGTCTGATGCCATAGGCATTTCTGCTCCTACCATACGTAAGAAACCAGAGATTGTACGATTACCGTAACGCTCTACTTCTTTCTCATATACTTCAGGTAAAAATTGTGATGCCCAATCCATATCGGATAAAGACAAATAGTTGTCTCCAAAAAGTCCTTTAACTGGACGTGGAGTTAAGTGTGCTAAATTCGCCAATGTATTAGGCGCGGTTGCGAAACCTGGTACAGGTGCTGCCATAATTTTTTAATTTTAAATTTTTCTAAAAGTTTTGATTTTCAATTTTGAATCAGAAGCTCCACCATCAACAGCGCGTACTTGCCAGCCATTTGCTGTTTTAACATCTTGATGTACACCTCGTGTACCCATATCAATGTTTTTAGCTTTGACTGTACTATCTTTTATTGCGTCGGCTTTACCCTGCTCATAAAAGTGTTGTGCAATAGCGTCTGAATTCATAGCTGTAAACAAACCTTTGTGATAACCACTTGCATCTGACATTTCATTATTTTCGTTCAAGAACTTCTTGATAAAATTATGAATATCGCTTTGTGAGTTTTTCACTTCAGCTGCATTCTTAACATTAAACCTATACTTTTTGTCTCCTACATTGAAATCAAAACCTTTGAAATCATTGGAAAAAACTTGATCTGTTTTTTGTAAAAATGTTTGTTTTTGTTTTTCAGCTAATCTAGTAGCTTCTTCGTTCTCTTTGTTATAACGGTTAAAGAACTCAACCGCTTTTTGTTGTTCAGGGGCTAATTTAGTTCCGGCTTTAATCTCACTATAGTATTGTGATTTTAAACTTTCTAAATGTTTCCTTGCTTTTTGTAATTCTTCTTTCTGAGCAATTTTCTTTTTTCTTATATCTCGCTCATCATCAACCTCTTCGTCAAATGCAAAATTTTCTTCCATTAAGAAATCAATTTCGTCACTGTCTAAATGTGGTTTTGTATTTTGATAGTATTCTTTTAAAAGATTATAGTTATCTAATTTACTGTAATCAGTATTTAATTTAACGTAATCTTCTAATGATCCACCAGTCTCACTCATAAAGTCTATTACTTTCTGAATGTTTTCTGGTAATTCAATACCATTTTGTTTGTTTTCAATAATCGCTTCTTTTACCTCATCTTGCAAATTAACCGCTTCGGCTGTTGCATTGTTAGGTAAGATCTCTTCAATTATTTCTTCAAGGACAGCCTCTTCATTTTGAATGGACTCTTCCCTTGGTGGTACTCCTTCATCCAACGTTTCGCTATCTCCGGTTGGTTCATGAACATCCACTTCATTTGTTTCTTGCTCTTGAACGGCATTAGCTTGTGGTTTGTTTATTTGACTAAAGTCAAGTTTAATTGTACCGTCTTCTCCTACAGAAGCGCCATTACTAATAACAACCTTTTCCTGTGGTTCTAACTCATTGTTTTCTTCCATGATAAAATATTATATAAATGTTAGTATTATTATTACCTAGGCTCGAAGGAACCTAAGTCAAACCCATTGCCCATTACATCATTTCCTGATGATTCAAAGTCTTTAGGTCCAGTATTCTTTTGTCTCTGGTCTATTAACTCACTTTGTAATGTGCCTTGAATTTTAACTCTTTGATCTTTTCTATCTTGATCTTCTTTTATTTTTGTTTTAGCAGCGTCAACTTCTATGCCTTTTAATTGCATGTTATATTGAAACTCCAATTCCATAAGCTGTTTCTTAGCTTCAACCTCAACTTGAATTCTTTGTTGTTCTAATTGACCTTTTAATTTTTCTAATTCCGATTTTGTTTGGAATAATGCTTGATCTTTTTGAACTTCCATTTGAGCAGCTGATTGTTGCATTTGAATATTCGCTTGTGATTGTGCTTGAATATTTGCCTGTTGTTCTGCTTGTAATCTTTCTTGTCTTTTCTTTTGTCTTAACTTAAGTAACTGATTGGCTAGTTTAATATTTCTAACTTCTCTAATATCAATTGCGTCTGACAAATCAATTAACCCTGCTGACAATGCTACCTGAATATTGTTTTCCAACATAGCTCTTTCTTCATCATCGGGAGTAAGCTCTAAATTAATAGCAAAATCGTGTAAATACAAATCGTTAAGTTCTTCTAATGTACCAACATTAAATCCGCCTATCTTTTGTACAAACGCTTCTTTAGCTGGATGAAATTCTAATATGTCAGAAATTCTAAGTGATAAACACTCTGCTGTTTCTCTAGTTAAGAATAAACCTGCATCTAATATATGTCTTGTAGCGGTATTTGAATTTGCTGCGGCTAGTTTTTGCACACCAACCAATGCTCTAGAATCAGGCATGCTACCATCTCTAGCTTCATTAAGACCAGTCACGTCTCTTATCATTTGTAGATAATAGTTGTAAGTCTGTATTAATGTCTGTAATTTTGCACCACCGTTTCCTGTATGTACTTCTTGAATAGGTACTTTGCCAGGATTCATATCGCCATCTTGCGTAAACGATCTACCAATTATCGATCCAGTTTGAAAGAACATATTTAATGCTTCTTGTGGATTGTAGTTTGTGCCGTTACCTAAATCTACTTCATTAATACCGTCAGCATCTAAATATACACCGTCTGGTATCATTCTTTGTAGAACTTGTTGCATTTTTAAATGCGTTAACTGAATCATATCTGCAAAGCCAGTACATTTACTAACTAACGATTCAATTCTACCTTGATACATTCTTGGAGCTGTAATACTATAGTTCATTTTAACTTTAGTTTCATCGCTCTTAGGACGCATCATATTTTTAGCAAGTTCCCATTTTAATAATATGTCAGTACCTAAAACTAATACTCCTTCATATAATACTTCAAGCGATCTTGACATTTTACCGAATTGAGCTTCATAAGCTTCAATAGGTGGGTCAAATTGATCGTCTCTCGCAATTATCTTAGAAGCGCCAGTAGCTGTTTCTTTAACTTTGTAAACTTCATTCATATAAGTTTTAAAATTAAAGTACAACACTTGTACTACATTTGAGTCTCTATTATTATTATAGTTGCTTACATTATTATCCCATACACCATAGTTTTGTGATCCTTGCTGCTGGATTTGTTCCATTGTAGCTTGATCTAAGTGCGGGAATTGCTTTTTAAGCTCGTTTAAAGGAACGAATTTAACTTCTCCTACATAATATATATCTTGAAAATACGGATCCTCTGTGTAAGAATAAACCATATAAGCAGGATCTACATATTCTACCTTAACCCCTTCTGATTCTGTAAAACTATTTTTAATTGCTCCAATACCTAATGTTGCAATATCATAATATGTTCTTCTTTTAGTAAGATCATATTTATTACCATCAAATATTGTATTAATAGCGATCTCTTCAGCAATTTCAATTCCTTGCTTATAAGATAGCTGCATGTGTAAATCTAATTCTTCTTGTGAATCAGGTAATCTTTCTGGTGGGTTTTCAAATAA